TTTGAGCCGGGGGAACAGTTCCGGTGCTGTGCTGGCGGTGGCGTCGTCCAGGCTTACCGCCGCCGTCTCCATTGCCGCCCGCATCTTGCGGGCCTTTTCCGTCAATGTCATGGTCACTCCTCCAATCCAAGCAAAATCTTTGCAGCCGCCAGCTCCTGCTCCAGCGCAGCAATCCGCTCCTCCGTGGTCGGTTCCGGGGCGGGGGTGTAGGCAATGGACTGCTCCCATGCGGCGATTTCTTCGGGGGTCATTTCCACGATATTGCCATTAAGCCATTTGTTCACAGCAAATTACCTCCCGTAAATCGTTATGATTCCAGATACTGCTTGATATGTCAGAAGAGGTGCGGAAAGTTTAAATTTCGTTGCCTTGCCAACATCAAGGATAAGATTATATGGGAAATAGCAATTAGCACTGTGTAAAGCAACATTATTCTCCGCAATAGATCCGGCACTTCTTTGGATTTCCCATGCCATGCCATTATATCTTGCAATCGTCCATCCATAGGATGCAGATGCCCCGGTCTTTTGAATTGGGATTGCCGACGCAGCAATATCGATGTCATTGATTTTTAAACCATATCCACTGGCGGTTGTTGATTCATTTATAACGGCTTCCCAAGTTGCGTAAAATTCTGTAAAGTTATCCAAGTCAGTAAGCTCAATATTACCGCCACCAACAACAGATATATCAATCTCGCCAAGCATAGTCCACTCACGTTCTGCTGTTCCCCCGCTCCCCGGCGGTGCCCACAGCGCACCGGCTTCATCCACTCCGACGCTCTGGGTCATGGCTTCTGTCTTGGCTACCGGCTGCACGCCGCCAAGCTGCGAGGAACTGGCAATGGGAAGCGTATAGGTAGCGCCCGGGTCGCCCTTCGGTCCCTGCTCGCCCTGGGGACCGGCGGGACCCTGTGGACCTTCCGGCCCCTGGGGGCCTGTGTCTCCGGTATCTCCCTTGGGTCCCTGCTCACCGGTGTCTCCTTTCGGCCCCTGGGGACCTGCTGGGCCTGCCTCTCCGGTGTCGCCGGTATCACCCTTTGGCCCCTGCGGTCCCTCCGGGCCTTGGATGCCTTGTGGGCCTTGCGGACCGGGGTCACCCTTGTCGCCCTTGTCGCCTTTGGGACCTTGCGGGCCCACGGACACATCCGGCAGAGCCAGCTGGCTCTCCACATACTCGTCCCTGTCCGCGTCCCACACCAGCCAGCAGCCGTTGCTTCCGGGCACAGGCGGATGCCGGTACAGCTCCAGGATGCGGGCCTCCACCTGGGCGAACTCCGTAGGCACCTCCGGCCAGGTTCCAAGGCCCGTCAAGCTCTCCGGGATGTAGGCGCTCACCACGTTGGTGTGACGCTTGGTGACGCCGTCAGCCTTCAAGACGCCCCGCAGCTGGATGTAGTACTCCCCGGCCCTGGAGAGGTTGTCCGCCGTCAGCAGAGCGCCTGCGCCAGTTTCCGTGTCTTCCAACAAGATGGTATCCGCGTTGCCGCCAGACTGCACCAGCAGCTGCCAGGTATAGCCCGCCGGAAGGTCTCCTTCCACGTCGATGCGCCGGGACAGGTTGTCATACTGTCTGGCGATCAGGCCGGTGACGGTCAGCGTCCAGTTGTTAAAAACGATCATTCTGCACCTCCAAGCAGGATGTTCAGGGCCTCCCGGTCCGCCTTGGCCTGCTCCGCTTCCGCTTCCAGCGCCGTGAGGCGGGCCTCGAAAGACGCGTCACTCGGGACATCTGCGCCGCCATCCTCGTCGCTTTTTGCCGACATAGCTGCGTCATAGGCGTCTTGATCAGGCGCAAGTGCGGCTTTTCCGTCATCTGTAAGCGTGACAATGACAAATGGAAAGGTCTGTGGGATGACCGTATCATCCGCAACAATGGCCCAACCGTCCGGGATCGTATCAAAACTGTCACGCATTGCGTTTCGGTGGGACCCGTTGGCGGCTGCCTTGATTTCAACAATCCTCATACATCCTCCTTACCCAACGGCAATCCAATCAAATGTCTTAGATGCTTTGTTAAGTTGTTTATAATCGGAACCGGTCGAATACAGGCTTAATCCTGTATCCGTAAACTCAATCCCGGCCTCGTTTCGGCCTGTAAAATAATTGTATCCGTAAATTGAGCCTCCAGAAATCAAAAATCCGGAATTACCCCAAAAAATGCCGATATCGCCAGTATATCTGTTGCTGTCAACATAGTCTCCAAAGACCATGACGAGCTTAGGCTTGAAACCGCAAGTAATTACTGTCTGATTATCGGCCCCATAGGTACCAGTGCCAACATAAGAGCCAGAAACGATCTTAGCCGCTCCAACATCGTCCGCAGTCGGTTTATTGCCTGTGTGGTATAGATTATAGATGGCTTTCTGCACGCCGCCCTCAACCAGAAGCAATTGGAGGATATTGCTCAGGCTCGTTGTTACAGCAGCATCGTTGAGGACTAGGGCTCTATAATTTGCATCGGATTGCATCCCCATGATCTGCGTCTTGTGGGCGGAATTTCTGAGTTTTGTGCTGGAGCTGCTGCCTGTATTTTTCAGGTTTATGTCCGGGGTTGAGGCATGCGATACAGTAACAGGCCCCGTTACGGTGCCGCCATCTGTTGAGAGGGCGCCGATAGCAGATGGCGTCAAAGGGTCACTGCCAGTGCTTGCGTGCTGGCCGGCGTGCTTCGCCGAGGCAAACAGTGCCCTGATTTTACTCCAGAGCACACGCTTTTTTGCACCTCCGGCCGCGCTGTCTACAATGACAACGCTGTCCGCGTCCGCGAGCGTCTCTTTTTCAGGCGATCCACTGAGGGCGGCGTCCGGAAACTGCTCTGCCTTCAGTTTATTTGTATCGGGGTCGAGAGCCGCTTTTTGTGGCAGCAGCTCATCCAGCTTTTCAAAGTTTTCGTTAAACGCATCAGGGCTAATATAATCGCTGGCTTCCGGCTTGTTGAATCCTAAATTTGTGGTTGTTTTCACGCGATCTCACTCTCCTTTGCTGTGGCCCAGGTATAGCCAGCCATATCACCCCAGGTCTTCGCGGCAACACTGGTCCAAGTGTTGTACTTGATGATGTAGTCAATTTGCAGGTGCGCCGGCACGAAATCCCGGAGCGCGGCTTTCAAGCCATCCAGGCCTTCCGGAATGCCAAGCGTATCCGCAAATGTCACCACAATGTGACCGGAGGTGAAGGCCACATTGATTTGGCCCTTGTTCCAGGAGCCGGCCACGGACTGGAGGGTGGCAAGGGACACTTTCTCACCGGAGCGCCATTTGCCTTTCAGCGTGCTTCTTCGGTCTTCCTGCGCAGCCCCGGGCGCCGGTATAATGCCGGCTACCCGTTCTTCAACAGGCAAATTCCATGTCACTTTATCCAAACTCATTTGATCCACGATGGACGCGGCATCGCTGTCCATCTGCTCCATGGGCGAGCTGATGGCATGGACCAGGGCCAAAACCCAGGGGTCTTTCCGGTATTGCTGGGGAAGATTATGAAGCATACGAGATGGTCACCTCCCCCAAAACAGCCACCTGCCGGTCCAGAATCGCGATATTGGCCGCAGCGCCATTGACCAGCAGGTTTTCGTAATCCAGCACACCCTGGGCGCTGAGGATAGCCAAGGATATCTGCGCCACGGAAACGTAGTTCTGGCGGAATGCGATGGATGCCAGATATGCGCTCACCGCGTCCTTGATGGCCTGCGTTACATCGCTCTGCGATGCGCCCTGGGTTGTTTTGACGGTCAGAGACAAATTTACACTTACCACTGTGGCGGCGCTGACATAGCAGTAGGCTCCGATGGGGGCCTCTCCTTCGCCCAGACCCTCGCTGCCGGGGTCGATATGCGCCTGCACCGCGTCCACCAGCGTACTGCTGGCGGGCTTTCCGGCGTCATCGATAAGCACCACATCCACGCTGTTGGCGCCGTGGCCCAAGGGATAGACCTGTACTGCGCCGACGCCGGAGATCTCCAGCGCCCAGCTCATATAGTGGTAGACGTTTCCGGAGGTGGGCGGTGTCTGGACCCGCAGGAGGAAGCGGCTGTAATACGCTGCGTCGCTTTCCTGGTCATAGCCGTCATGGGTGGTGTCCGAATTGGACACGCTGACGATGCCGGCAAGCTGGACAGGCATCATGGTGATGCTGCCGGCAGGCAGATTCCCAATGGTACCTGGCTGCGTGCATTGGATATTTACCGCGCCGCTGCCGGAGATAGTCACGGTTTCCGTGGCCGCGAACTGGATGCCGCCGCCGCTTTCAAACAGGTCTCCGGCGTTGATAGTCCCTGTACCGGTCACCTGGAGCACGCCCACGGCGTAGGTGGCCGGGTTCCGGGCCTGGCCTGTGCGTGGCTCAATGTAGGCGTCCAGCTCCGCACCGGTGAGGTTGGCCGGGTCCAGCTTTGTTTTCGCGGTCTCAAGCGCCCCCTCCGTCTCCGCCAGGCGCAGCGCCGCGGCCGCCAGCAGGTCATAGGTGGGAAATCCAACGGTCTTCTGGTAGCTGTCCGGCATGGCTGCCAGCATGGCGTCCAAAATATCAGACATTCGCGCTCACCTCCAAAGTCTCGCCGGTATACAGCACGGCGGTAAATGCAACGTGGCAGGCCCGTCCCCGACGGGACATGGAAAAGTCCTGCACGGCGCGGATAGCAGGGCAGTAGCTCATGGTCTCACGGATCTGGCGCTCTACCTCGGCGTTTTGGAGGCCTGTTGGCAGCTTGCTGCCGATGAGGTCATGGTCCACGCCGATTTTGGCCTCGCTCTCCGTCCGGTAGATGGGAACCCGGTCGATTTGCTGGCGCAGCATCAAATCGATCCACTGCCGCACAGCTTCCCGGCCGCTCCGCTCCACCAGGGCGCCGTCTTTAGTCAAAAACGTGTTTGTCTCCGGATCAAATGCCGGCGCCCGTCCAATGTCCTCGGCGGCCTGCGCCGGGACGGTGGACGGGATGGCCGGAAACATGGTGTATTCCATACGTCACCTCTCAGGGATGGTCCAGTTTGTGCCGCCAAGGCGGCCAAGGATGACCACCGTGCCGCCCATAATGGCGCAGCATACGCGGTCTCCTGTCTTCCAGGTATCCAGATACAGGTGCCCGCTTTCCGCGTCCCTGTACAGCCCCTGGGCGCCCACCACGGCATTCAGAGGCAAGGGAGGTGCCATGACCTCCCCACCACAAAGGGACACCGTCAGCGGGCTTACACGGGCCACGACGCCTTCCAGGATGGATGGTGTTGTGGCCGCAGCTGATGTTTGACGCTTGAGCTTTCTGGCAAGCTCGTAATCCCATGCTCCCATGGCCTCCTCCTTACACCTGGATGGTGTCGCTGCCGCCGGCAGCCCGGGGCTCCGTCATCTCCACGGTCACGCTCATCATGTGCGGAGAACCGTACCTGTGGGTCACGCCGGTGATCCGCAGCGGTCCTATCACGTCATAGCGGTTTTCCACGAAATTAGCCAGCACGCCGCTCTCGCATTCGTCGGTCCCAAACAGGTCGTCAATGGTCCGCTCCTTGGTGATGCGGTCCTTTTCCGCCAGCAGATTCTGGATGCGCTGGCGGGCCTGTGCGGTGTTCTCGTCGCCGCTCAGACTCTCCACCGTCTGCAAGAGGCCGTATTTGGCGATGCTGGCGGCATTGTAGGCCCGGCCCAGGACCTGCCCACCGTCGCCGCTTCCGTCCGTCAGGATGACACTGTTGACAAGATCCTCCATGCTGTCGCTGCCGGAGATGCCGCCCTTGGCCAAGGATACGTCAAAAGCCCGCAGATTGTCCGCCGGCCGGTGATACAGTGTAATGGGCGCCGTCGGCAGCGGCGTCACCGTCAGACGGCCGCCGCGCACCCTCCGCCGGTACGTTTTCCCGGTCTCGGCGGAGCAGATGGACAGAATGTCCGCCAGAATGGTCTCCGGTGTGTCGCCCCACCAGACCTTTGATATCCGGGTGGGCGGCAGGTCCAGCGTTCCGACCGGGATGCCCGCCTTGGCGCACATCCGGGCCACGGCGTCGCTGGCGGGAGCATTGCTGCATTGCAGGATGATCTGGCTCTTGGTCAGATGCCAGCCCGGGTCATTGGCGGTGACGGAGCCGTCCTGCCCCACCTTCAAAATGATGCCGGAGAAGATCTCCGCATCGTGATTGACGATACGGAGCTTGTCTCCGGGACTGATGTCGTACCAATGGGCATACTTGTCGTTTTTGTCGTTCCGCAGGGCCTGGAAGGCCACTTCCACGCTCAGCGCGTCCAGCTCGTCCCGGAGCTGGGGATTGCCCACCACCTCTGTGATGTCCCGGACGGAGCTGCCCTGATACAACAAAAAGCGGTGGTCATCCACATATGCCTGGCTCATCATTGCACCCCCGAGACAAAGCGGTACTCCCGCACGCTGATGCTGTATGAGATGTCTCCGTTCCGCTGTACCCGCCAGCCGAAGTCATCCACGGTACAGGGGGAGTTCAGGCGGCACACGCCGCCGCTGTCCAGCAGGATGATGCGGAAAGGCAGCTTGCGGGGCCGGTTGCGCTCAAAGAAGCTGACGCATTTCCAGCCGTCGGTCTCCGCGTCCGCCGGCATAAAGCCGTAGCGGTGGCCAACCGGGAAAATACCGCTCCAGGACATCTGCCAAAGCCCCATGGTGCCGATGGTGTTATAGTCCCTGGAAAGGCCCTGAAATGTGTCGTTGTTCTGGGCGCTGTCCAAGCCGAAATCCGTGGGCACCATGGGCAGCACCAGGACCTCCTCGTTGTTGTTGATGGAAAAAATCACTTTGACCATAAGCCGCCTCACACGTTGTCCAGGGCCCGCAGGATGCGCTGCACGATGGTATTTCCCAGCTGGTCCGCGTAGGCCTCGTTGCCGATGACGTTGCCCTGCACCACCACATGCACGCTGATGCTGGGGCCGTTCATCCGGCGGCTGATGTCGTGGGGGATGATCTTGCTGCCGTTGGGCAGATTTACGATCTCGCCGCCACGCTCATTGATGCGGGTCCAGCCGCCGCCGAAATAGCTGGTGCCGGTGGCGTTGCCGGGTAGGCTGGAGCCGCTGTTTCCGGAGCTTCCGCCCTTGAACCAGCCGGTGATGGCGGAGACGCCTTTCCCAAGAGCGGAATTGCCCCACCAGTTCTTGGCGGCGTCCAACTTTTCCTTGATCCAATCGAGCGCGGCGCCTGCTTTCTCCTTTACGGTGTCCCAGTTGGCAGCCAGCAGGCCAACGACGGAGACAACGCCGGCAACGCCGGCAATTACAAGCCCCACAGGCCCGCCGGAACCGACCAGCGCAAGCAGTGTCTTTCCAAACAATGCGGCTGTTTTCACCGTGCTGGCTGTGTCGCTCGCAAATTTCAGGATTTTAATGCTGCCGATGGCCGTGCCGACGCCTGCCAGGATGCCCTTGATGGTGTCTCCATGGTCCAGCACCCACTGCCCCGCCTGGCTGGCCAGGTCGATGCCCTTGGCCAGCTTGTCGGAAAATTGTGTGGCCAGGCGGTCGATGGTGCCGTCCTGCTGCCACTGCTGCAATTTTCCGGACAACATCGTAGCCTTTTCCTTCAGCAGGTCCAGGGCGCTTCCCGCCTTGATACTGCCGTCAGAGGAAATGCCCACGATGGTGGCAAGGCTGGATTTGGTCACGCCGGTGATGGTGCTCCACACGCCTTTCAGCGTGGTGGCCTGCTTTTCCATGCCGCCGGCGAAGCGGTCCTCCATCAGGGCGATAAGGGCCTCGTTGAATTTCTCCTGGTTGACGATCTGGCCGGAGTTGTTGGCGATCTGCACGCCGGTAAACATCTTTTCGCCCTGCTCCAGCACCTTTGCCTTGGTGATGCCGAACTCCTTCAGCCGCTCCAGCTCGCCGGTCTGGGCGTCGATGAGGGCCTCCACCGCCTGGTCAAAGCTCTTGTTGGTGGCGGCCGCCATGTCGCCGGCACGGGACAGCCACTCACTGGCACTCATGCCCATGGATTCAAACTTGGCCGCGCCCTCCACCAGCTCGCCGCCCTCAAAAGGCGTTTTATTGGCAAGGGTGATGGCATCCTGCATGATCTGGCTTGCCTTTTGAGTGTCCTTAGTGGCCGTTTCCAGCTGCAGGCGGTAGCCCTCCAGGTCCATTGCCTCGCTGAGCCCCGTTTTTGCCGCCAGGGTGCCGATAGCCGTGGCTGTCACCGTGCCCCATTTGAGGGTTTTCTTGGTGACATTGGTGATGGCGTCACTTGTCTTTTTCCCGAACTGCGTGGCCCGGTAGGTGGCACTGGCCATCTCCTTGGTGACGCCCTCCGTGTTCTTGGCCACTCGATAGAGCCCCTTGGACATGTTGTCTTTCAGGTTCAGGATGGTATTGATGGTCTTGCTCACTCCGCGTCACCTCCCGGCAGCAGTTTTCCGATGGCACCGGCGATCAGTGCCATGGTCTCCTCATAGTACAGTGCCCGCGCCCCCGCCAGAAAGCCAATCTCGGCCGGGCTGCAGGCCGCCAGGGCGCTGAGGGGCACGCCCCTGGCGGCGAAAAAGGCGAACAGCCCCAGGGTGGGGTCGCGGGCAATTAATTTTTTACGGTCTCTGCGCCGGCGTCCGGCGTGGCCGCCTCAGACGAAACGGTCTCCGGAAGCAGCCCCAGAAAGCGAAAC